GCCCACGCGGCGCTGTAGGTGTAAAACTGCCCGCCAGTCAGCGCGACGATATTGCTGCTGATCGCGTAGAGAATGCCATTCATGTCCTGCCCGAACGGCCAGATTCCGCCGGCAGCTACCTGCCGCATCGTGTTGGGCGGGAACCCGTCTTGCAGCGATGCCGCGCCGTTCTCGACCGATATCTGTGAATCGACCGGGAAGGGAAACGTCTTGCCGCCCGGCGTCGGTGACTCGGGCGAGCAATTCGGCGCGTCGCTCGCGAACGGCAGGACCAGAATCACAGGGCTAGCGGCTGGCATGGGCAAACCTCACGGAGTCACGATGGCGACCGACACACCCGTCGGGTGCGGCAGCACACCTGAATTCAAAACGATGGCGTACTGCGTCGGCGACAGTTGCCAGTCGAACACATATTGCATCTGCATGTTCCCAAGGTCGACGACGTACGAATTCCCGGCGCCCGGGAATAGCAACTGCAGAAGCTGATTCATCACCGGGATTGTCGTCTGGCAAATGTTGGCAAACGCCTTCGCCATCAACAGCGGCAGATAAGCCTCGTCGCTCAGTTCGTACGTCTCCGTTGATCCGGTGCCGCCGTAGAAGGGCGCCACGTTGAAAGGCTGAGTGTCATCATACCCACCGTCATAAAATCCGAAGTACCCCGTCGGCGGATTCGGTAGACGCAGGTAGCGGCTCACACCGAGGATGCGCCCCCAAATGTCGAGCCCGAAGCCTTCGGCCGTAAGAATGTTCCACATCACGTTATAGAACGAGGTCATATTCGGCACGGGGTCGAAGTAGGCGGCGAAATTCTCAATGAGCGCAAGGATCGTCGGGCTGTTCGCGTACTGGCTGATTACCGTCGTATCGATGTCGAACTCAGTGAAAATCGGCGCCACCGGCGCGTCAGTGATTAACTGTACGCCTCCGAGCGTCGTGATCCCGATTCCCTGCTGAGTGACGATTGCATTCATACAAGCGTGACGGTGACATTCGCCTCGGCGATCTCCGGAGCCTGATCGATTCCATACTGCGCGCTAGGACCTGGCGCCCCGCTAATGACCTCCGTGCCCCCGCTGGAGCCGGTCGCCTCTTGACTCATGAGATACGTCCCGACGCCGCCCGCCGTTCCGCTCAGTTGCTCGACGATGTACGTTCCAGCCGGAATGTACGTGCCCGTCAGTTGCGTGCCGAACGATAGTTGACCTTCCACTACCGTCGCGACTGCAATCTGATTGCTCGCATTGACAGTCGTCGCCGTGCCGGCGAACGCCGTGCCAACGTTGATCGCGAGCACCGGGATAACGATTCCTGCGCCCGCGGCCGTCTGCACCGAGCCGGCATAGTTGGCCGCGGCGAGCAATGATCCAATCCGTGCGCGCGGCGATCCGCTGGCGCCGGTGAACTGATTCACGATTGCCTGCTGAATCAGCGAAACGATATCGGATGGAAGATTCGGCAGGTTCGGAATCGAGATCGCAAAAAACGTGTTGGCAGGGTTCTGGCCGTTGTTGTTGAACGTAATTTGATAGGTCGGCACCGGGGGCGCGTAGCCGCTCGGATCAGGGACAAGCACCGTCGTGTTGCCGGCCATGTTGCAGCCGGGGCTTTTCTTCGTATAGATGGCCTGCGCAATCGCCGCCGCGGTCCCGCCGATCACACCGACAAATATCGTGTTCGCTCCGAGCACAAAGCTCGTCGAGCCAACGTTCACCGGCGCGTTCGTGTCGTTCTCGATGTAGTAAGCATCGATCACGCCTGGCACATCAAACACCGCACCATAGACAGCCGGCCCCGAGCCTTTCCCGTTCGCTGCTACCGTCTGCTCGCGCCGATACTCGAACGCCTGCGCCGATTCCACCGCTGATCCAACGACGCCGGCAGACGCATTCGTGATCGAATCCCATCCATCGATGGCCTGATAAATCTGCGTAAGCGTGTTCGCGGCGCACGGGATCGGGCCGGCGACGACGTTGGCGAATGGCAGCGTGATCGTGCCGCCAGCCGCCGGCAGCGTCCCGGGAAGCTGTGCCGCGTACACGTTGCCGCTCGTGTCGATCGCGAGCGAGCCGGACGGAATCGGGACCGGCACGCCTGCCCCACCTCCCGTGCACTGGCACATCACGATCGTCTGCACCGCTTCGTTCCGGTTACAGAAATAGATCCGGGCGATGGCATCCTGCATGAATCCCGAATTCAGATCGGGATTGACCCCGTTGACCAGATTCGTGAACTGCGCATAACAGTTCGAGATTGCCGCGGCGATCGACGACGCAAGCTGCCCCTGCGGCGTGCTCAAGTTCGTAATGTTGAGGTTGCCGCCGAACGCGGCATTGAAGTCCGCGAGCACGCCAGCCAGTACCGCCGCCTCGCTCGGCACCACGAGCCCGGTAGGCGTCCACTGAATGTTAGGAACATTGGTCGTCACAGTGCCACCTGTAATACCTGGCCGCTGCCGGTCTCGAATTGTACTTGCCCCACCGCCGTGCGTCCCTGAAATGCGGACACCACGCATGTGGCCGATTCAACATCCGGCACCGTCAACGCCTGCGACGCAATTGCGCTCTGCATCACGTTGAGTGGCGGGCTCTGCCCGAGGATCGCGCCCGACTCATTGGTCGGTGGATTCTGGCCTAGATACGGAACACCTACCGAGGTGTCGTAATACTCCTCGCCGAGAAAGACTCGGCACGCGGATGCCACGTCCTGAGTGACAGCGTAGGGCGGCGTCGCAAGTGCAATGTTTCCATTCGCATCGGCGACCAGATCCCATGAGCCGGGATCGAGGTAGAGCGTTGAAAACGGCGCACTCACAACGGCGGCCCCGTGTCGCTGCTACCAGTCGTCACGCCCGTGTGGACGTGCGTGCCGAGCACCTTGCCTAGCTTGTCTGTCACTTCGCCGGCTGTGCTTATGATGGCGCCGTTGATGTTGACGTTGCCCGTTGTCGTGATGTTGACGGCCGGCGCCTGAATGTCTACCGCCACCGTCGAGACCAGTTTGATCGTTCCATTCGGCAGAAACTGCACATAGCTCGTCGGCGCCGATCCGAGCATGCACGCGACATAGGTTCCGTCTGCGTAGGAGAACGTGCGCCACGATGGCGGCGGCCCGTGTTCCTTGCTCTGAATCACAGCCGAAATATCGCGTGACGCGAACACCATGAGACCGATATCGCCGACGACCGGATCAAGGATGACCGCGTTATCGCCGCCCTGCCACCGATTGTAGGGCCGGTTGTAAATCGTCTCGTGCGGCGTGGCGTTCCCTGCGCCGTCCACCTGGTCGACGAGTGGTAGCACGTCGACCGTGCCCACCGGACCAACGCCACCGCCATGCACAGCGACGACTTTGACGGGCATGGCCGTTTGCACAGTCCTGAGCCGCTGAGTCATCAGAAATTGAAGCATCTGAAAGTCCGTAGCCGAGGATGTCGGCTCCGTGTACGGACTCGCGACCTGATTGCCGGGCGTGCTCACGTTCCTGCACTCGACAAAGGCGCCCGCATGCATTCGAGGTGCGAAAACCAAAGGCCGCCCGGCTTCACCGATTCAAGCTCGTGCGTGAACTTGTACGGGAACCAAAGACCGTTGGTGCCTGGCACCTCCGAGTTCTGAATCTCAATCGGGCTCCCGTTCTCGATCGCGGCGTTCCACAGGCAATCGACTTCTATACCCATCCGGTTAAGCGTGACGTAGCCACGCAATCCCGATGTCGGCGAGATCACCACGGCGCGCTTCCCTTGCCGCGGTTGATTCTTCGGGCAAATGCTCAGCGTGCCGTTCGGCCCGAAATAGAAATCGAAGTTTGCATCGTTCGCGAGTTGCCGGAACTGATCCATGAGCGTGCCGCCCATGTACGGCCCCGATATCGTCCCGTTCACGCCGTTGTTCTCGAACGCGAACCCCATCTGCGTCGCGAGTGTCTGTGCGAGCCCCGCCACGTCAGCGTTGCCCTGAATGCTCGTAGGCTTCGCCGCAAGGTACTGCTGACCGGCCCCCGTCTTTGCGCTGACGACTAGCGCCACGTCTGGCACATTCCTGTAATCCGGCTGCGCTTCGTAAAACTGCCCCTCGAACACCTGCAGGTATGTCCCGCTGTCCTTCGCTTCGAGCACGAGCAACGCCCGCGGGTTCATGTTGATCGGATTGCCGTCCTGCCCGAACAGCACCGTGACCGCGTTCATGTCGGCCTGTTTCATGCCCCACACATGCAGCATGCACTCGCTCGTGAAGTTGCCAGCGCCCGTGAGGCGTGCCGACATCCGGAAATTCTCAAGCACGAGCGTGTTCGAACTCGTGCCGGGAAAGTTCCCTTGCGGCAGGATGAGCGAGGCCCGCAACAGCCGGTTGACGAGGCTAGCCATAGCCACCGCCGGTGACGATCGGTGCGCCGCTCTCCGTGGTGATCTGCACCCCTCCGAGGGTTGTGATGCCGAGCGAGACAATGACCGGCGGCGGCGTCGGGATCGCAACGAGCCCCGCCGCCTGCAGGTCCGCCAGCGAGAAATACATCAACTGCCACCGGGCTCCGAGCCCGGCGGGCTCAGGGTCCTCGGCCGGGTTCGTTGCCGTGGCTTGCGTGTCGAGAAACAGAAAATCGCCTTCGAACCCGAGATACCGCGCCCCGACCAGCATGAACGGCGGGGCGTTGTCCGGGAGGCCGGAGTAGGCCCGCACGATCCGGGCGGTATAGATCGGCTCACCGTCCGCGATCAGGTCCATGTACATCGCCTGCGCGAGCCCGGCGCCGAGCACGTATAGCGACACCTCGACAGCCTGGCCCCCGAGGGTCGCAGCGAAGTTCTGAGACGGCACGGCGGATAGGGGAACGATCTGCATTAGTTCGATCCGACCGGCCCCGCTGCGGCCGTCTGTAGCGCTAGGCCGCCCGTCTGCGCCTGTTGCGACGTTGGGGCCTGCGGCTGCACCGTTCCGACGTTCGAGACGGGCTGCGCCGATGCTGGCTGAGCATTCGTAAGCTGCGTCGCCGTGCTCGTGTACTGCGCCGTCACCTCTATGATCTGGATAAAGTAAACGTCGACCTCCGTCAGAAAGTAGGCGCCCTTCGCGCCGCGGCGCATGATTTCCTGCCGCTCGGCATTCATGTTCGGATAGACGACTTCGGGCGTCACCACCGTGTACAGCGATATCGACTGGATCAGTGCGTCGATCGAGTTCAAAAAGTTCGCGCGGTCGTTGACCGTTCCGCCCTTAGAAAATCGCATCTGAATTTCGAACGGCCGCAGCACTTTGTTATATGACCTGAACTCGCCGGCCTGCACCGGGTAGTTCGAAATTTCGTATTCCTGTCGCCGGCTGAATTCGAGCACCGAATCCGGGAATAGGACCTGATTGCCGCCCGAGTCAAACACGCCCCACGCGGGCGGCGACTGCGCTGCCTGCCACAGCATCGAGGAGATTGCCTCGGATGCAATCCCGGCAATCACTGGCGTCGCCGCACCGGCTGGCAGTTGCGGAATGCCCGGGATCATCAGCTAAGCCCCGCGTCCGCGCTCGCAATCAGCATCTTTCGGCGCACCGCTCCCGCCATGTCGCCCGCGATGCTGTTTGCGTCGGTCGCCTGCGTATTGACGGTGATCGAGTCAATCTGCACATTCGTCCCGCCACCGACGGCCGAGACCGGCGTACCTGGCGGGGGTGCAGGCGCCGCGGACGGTCGCGGCACGTTCGGCGTGGGCACCGAGCGCACGATATGGCCGCGCACCACCTGCCGGTTGCCGGCGTTGTTTTCTTCGTTGCCGGTCTCGATCCCGAGCCAGTCGTAGAATTTCGCCGCCGCCTTTTCGACTCCCTCCTCGAAGCCCGGAATCTTGTCGATGAGCGTTCCGATCCACACGCCGAGTGCAATGATACTACCGACCAATAGGCCACCGGGACTCAGCGCCAGCGTCAGTGCGCCGAGGGCCGTTACCAGTGTCCCAGTTGGACCGAGTAATTCGACAAGTTGTCCCAGCCCGCCAAACGCCGCTTCTAAGTGCGGATGCGGCTCCGCAATCCACTTCGCGAGAACTTCAATAAGTTGCAGCCCCTTTTTTTCCAGCCACGTAATTATTCGTTCCAAAAGCTCATTTGCCTTGTTTACCGCCGGTGTAAGTCTATTTAGCAATACCGACGAGTTCGCATCGATGCGTTCCTGCATGCGCGTCAATGACTGATCGAGGCGCACTTGCCCCTGAATCGTCTTATCCGTCAGCGAGCGCTGATCTAACTGCGCCTTGCGTAGCGCATCCTCCAGCCCGGCGCTGCCCTGCGCCACCGCTGCGGCAATGCCTCCGGGGAATCCGAACGACTGCGCAAGTTGCGTCAGTTCTCCCTGATCCGCTCCCTGCGCACGCTGGCGGTCGATCACCTTCGCCGCGTCTCGCGCGATGTCCCGGAAGTCTCGCGCGTGCCCGGCCGCATTGAGGTATGCAATGCCGAACCGCTGCAGCATCGCCAGCGAGTCGGCCACTTGGCCGTGATACTTGAGATTGAAAATCGCGGACTGCAGCCCTTCGACGGAATCCGCGGCGTCGTGCATCTGGCCGCCGAACAGTTCCGACACCTCGCCGAGCTTCTTTAGCTCCGTTCCCGTGACGCCGAGATTCCGGGACGTGAAGCCGACGAGCGCCAGCGTATGGTGCAGGTCCTTGAAGTACCCGACGACATCTTCGATTCCGCGCACTGCCACGAACATTCCGGCGAGGCGCCGCGTGAAGCCCGCTAGCTGTTCGCTCGATCCCTTGATGCCGTCCGCAAAGCCCTTGCTGTTGAGGCCGAGCGTGACCACTAGGGAGTCGATGACATTACCGGCCACGGGCTGATTCCTCCAGCACGCTACGGTTGAATGCGTCGACCATGACGACCTCCAGCAAGTCGTAGAGGTCTTTCACGCCATAGACGCTATCCAGTTCGGCGAGAGTAGCGAGCCCCGACGAAATTACCGCACCGATCGCGGCCGGGATATTCGCGTAGGTCTTGAGCCCGTGGGGATTGTTGCCGGCGAATCTGACGCCAAAGTCGATCCGCTCTCGGTCGAAAAAAAACCCGTGTGCAACCCGAGCACCTTCGTGCGCAGTTCCGTGATCGTCGCAATCTCCTCGATCGGGCATGCCTCGCCACGGTCGATCGCCATCGGCGGCTGATTCGGCGCGTGCTGGTATTGCACGCAGTCCCACCATGCGTCGAGCGATGGGTCCTGCAATGCCTGGGCGGCCCCAAGCCCGCTCGAAGGAACGCCAGCCAGTCCGGCCATGCCATCCCCGCGCTGTTCCTCGCCGACGGGCACGCCGGCCTTCACGAGCAACGCGAGTGCCTGAGTCGCCCATCGTTCGCCGAGCGTGGCGGGCATCTCCGTCAGGATAAAGGTCTTTCCCTTGTCGCGACCTTCGTCCTGAATGATGACTGTAATTTTGCGTCGTGACATTCATGCGTCCCGTTAGACAGGTGCGGCAGATACCGAGTTGAACGTGATCTCATACGTCTGAGGCCCGAAAATCTTTTTCGCGCCCGGCGTCGGCATGTCGCCCGTCAGAAAGCCGTTCGTGAACGTGAAGATCTTCCCGAGGCTCGGCGCGACGATGGTGGCATTCGCGGGGTAGGCGTCGGTCGCCTGATCCATCGCCTGCCGCCACTGATCCAAAAACAGATTCGAGGGTGAATTCGCCATCAAGACGAATTTGAGCTTGACCGGATACGGCGTATAGCCGCCCGACAGCAAGCCATCGACCCCCATCTGTATTTCATTCGGCGCGACGTTCTCCGTGTCGAACGCATCATCCGTCGCGTAGCCCTGTATCGGCACCGGCACCGGAAACACGGCGGGCACCGACAGGGTGAACTTGGAATTCGCGGAGGTGAGTGTTGCGGTCATGGTCCCTTACTCGATGTCGATGCTGCCCATACGGATCTGTTGCACCGCGTCGCCGTCGGTGTACCAGTAGGTGACGTTCGGCGAGCCACGCTCCGCGCGGACGGTCGCGCCCGGGTCCACGATCTGCAGGTACCAGCCCTGAGACGTAAGGATATTCGAGATCGTGAGACCGGCCGCGGTGTTGACGGCTACGGCTTCCGATCCCGACAGAGCGACACCCGAGCGCCACGCGCCGAATGCGCCCATCTCCTGAATGTCCGGCGCAAGGCACTCCCGGATCAAATTGTATCCGGCCTGCGTGTACGGGATCGAGTTGACCTGCGTCAGAAGCTCCGCGAAATCGTTCTGAAAGCGCGCATTCCAGTAGATCTGATTCACATAGGAATCGGCCCAATCCCACGCGCCCGAGACGGAGCCGGGCTGTAGCCACTGGAACTGCGCGGTGCGCGTCGCGACGTTCGCATAGCAGTTGTACCCGTTGCCGGTGAGGTACAGGTATTCGCTCAGGTTGGACACATCGGGCGCGAGCGCCGGGCTCGACCGATACGCGAGCGTGATCCGGCCGCCGGGCTGCGTGAAGTTGATCGAGGCAATCGTGCCGCAGACGAATGCCGCATCCGACGCGCCCTGCGTCGAGCTCCACAGCGCAAACGTGCCGTTGAGTGCTTCGACCTGGGTGGCGAAGCACGCCGCGTCGGTGCCGGTGCTCGGCGTCGGATCGGAGTCGAATGCCACGTACAGGTAGGCGTCGTTCTGGCCGGCGTTCCACGTCGAGAACGCCTGCTTAATCGGACCACCGGCCGCGCCTGCGTCCGGATCGTCGATCGTCATGAACGTAGCCCAATCCGTCGACAGGCCCGTGACGGTATTCATTAGCCCGGCCGGCGTCGCGGCTGCGGCGCCCTGAGACGTAACCGCGCCGGTGGCCGCCGTAAGGTTGAGGTGCGGCGAGAGCGACGTATCGGTCGCCGCGGCGATCGTGCTATTCACCCCGACCGTCGGCGAGGTGATGACGAACGCGACGCGGAGCGAGTCGTACGTGCACACCGCGGCACTCGTGACTTCGATCGTTTCACCGACCGTCACGTCGGACGCCACGCTCACATTGTACGAACCGACGCCGCCCGTCCCGCTTCCGAATGAAATAATGGTCGTCCCGGACGTGACTCCGACACCCGTCACCACGTCACCAACGTGGAGCGCGCCCGAGGTGACGGCGCTGATGTTGAGCACCGTTCCCGAACCGCCGCTGCCGTTCGAAATCGTGCCGGTGCCGGTGAAAATTCCACCGGCCGTCTGCAAGCCCGTCGTGATGAGCGCCGCCGCATTCGTGAAGCTCGTCGCGCTCGCAAGGTTGATCGCGGCCGACGTGACCGTGCGGCCGTTGACCGCAACGGTGATCGTGCCGGAGAACGCCTGCAACTGCGCGAGCGTGAGCCCCGAGAGCGTGCCGCCCCGCAGATACGCAGCTACCGCCGAAGTGTTGTACTGCGCGAAATAGAGCGCCGACGGGATGCGCGTCCCGCCGTTGTATCCAGCGAAGTAGATATTTGCGAGCGCGGCCTGCACCGACGATGCGCCATACCACGCCGCCACCGCCGCCGCATTGCCGAACTGCCCGAGCGTGCCGATCGGCTGCGACGTGTCGCCCGTGTTGTCGAGCATGACCGTATTCATTGCCAGATCGGCCGCACCGGCCTCCAGCACTGACGGGATAACGTCGACGAACTGCGATGCCGGAATAGAGGGATTCATGCGTGAGCGTCCTATGTGCCTATGCGGGTCCGGGAATCGGAACGTCGATCATCGTCAGGTCAACCACGTCCGCATACTGTTGCGGGATCGTGGTCACGGGGTTGATCTGGAATCGCGCGTCAAGGCTCCAGCGTTCCTCGTACTGTTCTTCACCATCGACGAGCGGAATCATACGCGCGTCGTCCGCATAGAGCGGCTGAAGCGTGAACGTCGTCGCGAGAGCCGCCAGTTGCGTGCACCCGTACTCGTCTCGGAGCGTCGCGGAAAGCATATTTGCCCAATCGCACGCGGTCGGACCATAGCAATCGATCTGCACCCGAAGCTCGACCGCATCCTGTATCGCCGCCTGGATCGGGGGCTCTGTCACCTCGTCCCACAGATCCACATTCGTCATGAGGCGATTGCGGAACAACGCCTGCACCGTGACGAAACCCGGCTTTGGCATCGGGACACGGTTCGGAATGCCCTGCACCACCGATGTGGCCGGCAGGCCCGTGAGTGCAATGATGAACGCCACGAGCGGCGCGTACACCTGTTGCAGCGTCGGTGCGATCGACAGGCTCATGCCGCCACATCCGTGACGATGTTCTCGTCCTGCTGCGTCGTGATCGGCTCATCATCCTGCGTCGTGATCGTCTCGCCGCCCGGCCGATCCGTCTGCAGCACGACGTAGAGTTTCGTCCACCCCGACACCGATGGCGGCGGCGTCGGTAACTGGCTGGCCGCGGCCTGATTCGTGCCCACGTCCCACGTTTCCGGCGTCGCGGTCACGAGCCAGTTATCTACCGGCGCCCCGGAGAACTGCGGGAACTGCAACAGGTCGCCGCCGCGCGCATCCACTCGATCGATCGCCTGCGGGTTCGAGTACAGGAACACCGTCCGCGTCGTGCCCTGAATATTGAGGAATTCCATGTGCCGCAGGTCACGGCCGCTCGGCGGCTGTACCTGGCACCGCACGTTCACCGGCGCCGCATAGCTCGGTTGCTGCTGACCGGCCGCATTCACCGTGTACCCGGTCGACTGCAGGTATGCCGCCGTGATGTCCGGGTTAATGGACTGGATCGCGGCGCGGACGGTGGCGTGCAGATTCACTTGATGACCTCGAAGTCCGTCGCTCGCTGCATCACTCCCGTGTGCACGAGGCCGTGGTCGAAGCCCTTGCGCGCGACCGTGCTCGGCGCATTGTCCGCCGGCCACGTCGCGATCTTGTTCGTCAGCGCGTCCTTGATCTCGACGCCCATGAGCCTGAGCGCCTGCTCGGAATTGAAGTCGTTGTCCTTGAGGTGCTTCCCGAGGTCATCGCCCCAGTGGTCCTGCTCGGCGCGGATCATGCCGCGAAAGAACGGCCGCGCCGGGGCGAACTTCGTCCCGAACTCGTTCCAGAAGGCGACCTGTGCGACGTGCAGCCCTTCGCGCTTCGCGGTCGCGGGATACGTCGCGTTCTCTAGGAAACCCACGCGCACGCCAGTCGCGGCGCCCGTGGCCTCTTCGAGCGCTTCGAGGTAGCGCTTCAGCTTCGAGCCGCCCGAGATCTTGAGGTTGACGGCTGTCACTGCGGCCACGCATTCCACGGGAATGCGCCTCCCGCATCGCAGGGTGGGAAATACCTGGCCGACCGATACTGCGCCGTCATGCGCCAATACATCGCGCCCCATGGCGTCTGCTGCCAGTAGGACGCGGATTCCGACTTCGCCACCATTTCGCTGGCGACTGACACCGAGCCCTCGGTGGCGTTCGAGATCCGTCCGACGACACCCTGCGGCGGCTGGCCGTTCACCCCGTTCAACAGGGCCGTAATGTGCGCGACGATCAGATTCAGCAGCGATGCGCGAGTCGGCGCGTCGCAGACGACCGAGCAACACGAGTTGTTGAGGAACTGCGTCGCGTACTGAAAATTGAGGTCGAGCGCGGCCGAGGGCACCGTCGCAAACGCTGGGAACGCCGCCTGAAACGCCACGGGATCGAAAGTGACGATCCCGGGCGTCGGAGGCGTAGCAGCGCAGGCGGTGATGCCCATTCGTCCCTCAGCCTGCAGCGGCCATCGCGCGGGTCAACGCATCCTCGTCCGTCTCGACGTTCGGCCCGCCGATGCGGCCGATCTGCTTCACGCGCGGATCGTCCTTGGTCGCGAGCGCTTCGAGGCCGGTCAACAGGCTCGCGCCCTCGCGGCCCTTCGCCTTCGCGTCGGCTTCCGACCGCTCCGCGAACACGAAGCCCTTGACGACGAATTCAAGCGTCTTGTTCCGGCGGAACCACTCCTCCCAAAACGTGCGAGGGACCGGCGTCACGGCATAGGGGAACTGCCCCTGCGCGGCGCGCTTGTCCTCGCGCAGCGAGTTCGCGCCCTTCAGCGTGACGCGCTGCCCGGCCGGCGGCGGCTGGAGCAACTGCACCACCTTGCCATCCGAGTTCGTCCCGGATGACGGCTCCAGCAATTCCAGAATGATGCCGTGCGGGAGCTTGCACCCCACCATCACGACATCGGCTGACTTGGACGGATCGGACTTCTGTGGCTCGGCCATGTGTGTACCTCGTTAGTTGATCGGCTCGACGAAACTGGAAATACGGACGACGGCGTTGCAACGGCAGGCCGTCTCCATGGCGACCCACGGCGTGCCCACGAGGCCGCCCGGGTTGCCGCTGTACGCATAGCCGGTGGCTGGATCGGCGAACACTTGCTGCCCGGCCTGCGCTCCGAACGGGAACACCGTCAGGAAATCACCGGCCGCGGCCAGCACACACGGCAAGCCCGCCCGCAGGATGAAGCCTCGCACGAGCGCGCCTGGCGGCGTCGGGGTGCAGCGGTTCCAATCCCACATGCGCGTGATCGGCAGCACGAAGCCGAGCAAGCCGACAGCCGTGTCGCCGAACGTAACGATCGACTCGCCACCCTGCGTCGTGATCTGCGCGCCCGCGTCGGTCGTGATGCCCTGCTGTCCGGTCGGGGTGTTCGTCACCTCGCCGGTATCAGGGTCGGCCCACCCGAATATTCCAAGCTGTACACCGTTCGGCCCGGCGGTGAGTTGGCCGGCGCCGCTCACGATGTTCGCGAACGGCTGGCGGCCGTATCCGATAGCCGCCGGCCAATTGAACGGCGTCCCGGAGCCTTCGAGCCTCCCCGGTGTTACTCCCCCGCGCACGGTGAGTGGCGCACGGCTCAGCCGAGCATCGACACTTGCAGGAACCGGCGGTACCAGATCGCGCCGTAGCCGCCGGACGAACGCTTCTGACGCCACGAACTCGTGTCGACGACCATGTTGTGCGCCATGAGCTTCGACGAGAACGCGCACTCCACGGTGCGGTGCCCCTCGATCTCCTCGACGATCAACTGCACCAACTGACCGGCGGTATTGTACGGGGGGCCATACTCCGGCGCGGTCTCGATGCGCAGATTCGGGAAATTCTGCTTCAGCAGCATCTTGACCGAATTCGTGTTGTACGTGGTGATGTACTCCAGCGCGACGGCGTTCTGCGGCGACAGCGCTAGGACCATCTTGTCATCGAGCCGCACCACTCCCTGCGACTGCTGCTGCAGTTGCACGAACATCCGCACCACGTCCTGGTAGATCGTGTTCGCGGTCGCGGACGAGCTCGTCAGCCACGAGTACGTCGGCGTGAGCGACGGCGGCAGGTACGGGTCGTTGATCAGCCCGTAGTTCTGCAGGTTCGTCACCCCATAGAAGTACATGAAATTTAGTGCCTTCATCAGCGCCAGCGCATTGGCCGACTGCTGCTGACTCACCCAATCGAGCTTGGCGAGCCCGAACCGCCCGACTTCGCGCTGCCCGTACTGCAGGAACGACTGAAACAGGAAATTCTGCCGCTGCGGGAAGTTCACGTTAACGTTCGTGCTGCCGGACTGGCTATAGTCTCCGTACGCCGACGTGTCGCCGACCGCTTCCGCAGTCAGGAACATCGCGGTTTCGGTGAGCCAATCGCCTTTCATCGTCTCGCCCGTAATGACGGCGGCCATCATCGGCGACACGAGGATCGCGATCACCTTCGGGTCGACCCAGTTCGCGAGGAACCACGGAATGCCGGCCGACGCGACCGTACTCAGTTCCGACTGCGCGTAGGTCGG